CTAGTGCAGAAATGCGCTTCCGCGTTCCATTTTGACCCGTTCGATGCCGCGCATAACCTGAGAAATGATCTCCGGCCGTGCCGCAAAACGGTAATGTGACAGAAATTCTTCCTCGCTACGGAATTTCCTCACACTGCGAGCAAACATGCCCTGAAAAAAGGAGGTCGCAATAGCGTCAAGATTATCTGGAACTACGACTTCCACAACTTCTGTAGTCTCGTCGAGTGAATTAAGGTCAAAATAACCTCTGGCTTCAGCACCACGCTCATGTCCAGACAGGTTACGAACTTTTCCCTGCGTCAACTCAGAAAAATCAATGATCATTTTTGTTCCTCAGTTTTCAGCTTGCGATAGGTAATCTGGGTCAAGAGTGAACCTAATGCTTATCGCAGTACCTGGCAGCCCTCTATCCAAGTCGAAAACGTGCTTCGAATCAGGCGCACTCATAGCAGAGTTGTTTGGGTTACACCACTGTACTCTCGTCTTCGAATCTTCTGTCATGACGCTGCCTCTAAAGTAGGGCTCTTCCAGATTGATACAAGCTGCACCGGAAATAATGGTAACTTTAGGCTGAAATTGGCTCTTTCGAGTGTATCCGAGGGTGTCCACCAGATGAAGCATCTCCATCAGTCCAGTCCCGCCGCGTCCTTCCTCGTCAGCTTCTGCAACACATGTTACTCCGTCTTGTAGCGCTGCTAGTGTCGTTAACGTTTCGTTTGACTGTGTAGCGCCGAGCCTTTTCATGTTTGCAATATATTCGTTAATATCGTTCTTCTGTTCTGGTCTAGCTCTTTCCAAGCTTTCCGCGAATGTATCGCCTAGAGAGATAATTCCCAGTTGGACAACAAAAATCTTCTCCTCACCTACGTCGCGTTTGGCTAGGAATCCTGAGATCGACCAAGAACCGTCTCGGCGTTGGCCATCAGCATGGCGTTCTGCGTTTTCTAAAAGTTCGCCAAGCAACTGCTTGATCCATCCGACGCCACTGTTCGAAAGTTCTCGATTGATCTCAGGGCGCGCCAACCACTCATTCATGGCATCGCAGAAGCTATCAGTGGCTTCCTCCCTTGTTTGAACATCAATATACCGTTGTTTCGAACGTGTCTCTCCTTCACCGCGTCGGCGGTTTAACGGGAATGCCCAAACATCGTTGAAATCTTTGATTCCTGCGAAGCGTACTCCTAGGGCGTATTCGACGCCTATAGCGGCCAACACTTTCTGCATCGGGACGTTCATTTTGCCACCCTCAAAGATTGGTAGCATCTCATCCCAACACTCCACGAGGAGCATGAATGGAGCTACATCTTGGCAAAAGGTGTCGTTAAAATTAATTATCGCTGAAGCCGAAGTTGCTTCTGCTTTCGCAATTTCGACAAGTCCATCCAGTGTTTTTTGAGGAGCATCTAAGAAACTGAAGTCGCTAAGATCAATTGGTATGGGCGTGCCGTAGGTCTCAGGACTACGATCCTGTAGTTTTTTCCAGGCTTCTGGTTTGCTACGAGTTGGATGAAGTTTGTCTAGTAGCTTTGATGGCCGCATTGCGCGCATGAGTAGTACCATGTCGCTCGTCGTCAGAGGCCTGTTGCCACCAAGGTAGGTTTTGTGTTTTCGGATTATTCTCTGTATCGTTCGTTTGATGTTCGCTCGCTGGCGAGGCGGTAACCCGTCGACACCCCAACCACGCCTAAGTGCACGACGCCGACGGCTGTCCGTGTATTTTTGAGCAATGGATTCGATATGGCGGTTGCGACTATACGGTGCCGTTTTCTTGAGAAAATCTCGAATGCTGACCAAAAATCTTACCTTCGATAGAAAAATGAATCGCTTTACTAAGACAACTCACTATTCAGCAAACGGAATGCAAGGAGGGATTGATAAGAATGTGTTTTTTATCGACCTTTCCCAGAGAGGGCTATCAGGGTTTCCGGTCAAATTCCGGGTGCAGGGTGCGATGTGGTTTGTCCGTTGAACGCTATCTCGATTAGCCAATGCGCAGAGAAGGCACTATTTCTTCGCTTTCTCGTTGTCGCGTTCTGCTTTGAAGCTTGTTGTGAGTGTGGTGTCGAGGCAGTGGGTGACGCTGGTAATCAACCATTCGCCCTCCAGTTCGGGTTTGATGCCGGTCAGGTTGACCTTGGCCTCGGCCATCAGATCACCCCAGAAGCCGCCGAGCTGAACATCCACCGATCCGCTGGCGCGGGCGGTGCGGGACAGGGCGGCGTCGGCGGCGCGCTGTGCTTCGGCCTCGTTTGGGTAACGGTGGCGCAGCTTCAGCTTGGGGTCTTTGTCTCCGGCCTTGCAGGTGCGGATCTCAGCGCTGCCAAGGTCGGTCCATTCCACGATGACACAGCCATATTTGCCGCGCCCTTTCAGTTGCCAATCGCAAGACGACATCTGCGCGCGGTTCACCTCGAACACCGGCAGGGCAGAGCCATCTGCGGCTTTGTTCTCCCCGCGTTTGGCCACAACCAGAGCACCGCCCGCCGGTTTGGCGACGGCGTCCAGATCCTTGGCCAGGCGGGTCAGGAAGTTGAGGTCGCTTTCGGTGGTCTGGGCAAGATAGGCATAGCGGTGGGATTTCAGGCTGTCGCTGATCACCGGTTTCAGCTCGTGTTCGCCCGCGATCTTGGTCACAATGTCGGCAAGGGAGACGTTACGCCAGGACCGGGATTTGCGCGCCCGGATACCGCTCAGCATATCGGCGGCCTTGGCACCGATGGTCAGAATATCCGGCGCAATGCTGCCGCTCAACTCATCCACCACAAAGCGCCCGATCTCCACCAGATCGCCGGTGAAACCAAGCGAGATTTGCAGTGCGGCGCCGGTTTCGGGCAGGGCGATGGCATAGTCGCGGTCGTCCACTGTGATCTCTGCGCGGTCGGATTTGCTGCCCGCCTCATCAATGACGGTCAGGCCGATCAGCCGGTCGGCAAAATTGCCGGTGACATCCTCACCATCGGCGATGATCTGATAGGCGACCTTCATGACGTGCCCCAGAGGCGCAGCGGCTTGCGGACGGTGGCCGGGGCCGGATTGGGCAGGGTGATCAGCAACCCCTTAGGAAGAATAGGACCAAGCCGCGCCAGCCCCGGATTTGCCTCATAAACGGCAACGGTCATGTCCTCGCGGCCATAGTGATCCTTGCAGATCTCGTCGATCATATCGCCTTCACTGGTGCGGTGAGCCGTCATTTCTTTTGCTCCGGTTGCTTGGCTTTGGGCGTCAGATCAAAGCCAATTTTTTGACGTGGCTGATAGGCCAGCGGTTTGCCGTCGGGACCGAGCAAATCTGAATGAGTGAGAAACTCGGTTTCGTAGACGACGATGCTCATCACAGCCCCCCGAGGAATGAGGACAGGACGCCGTTGTCCTGGCCATAGGCTTGCAGGGTCAGCGAGAACTCAATCTTGCGCGGGGCGCCATCGGCCAGGAAGACGCTTTTGCGTTCCTCAACATGGGTGATCACCCAGCGGTCCCAGACCCAGCCGAGGCCATCAACCATCATCATCGGTTTGGCCACTTTGGCTTGCAGGCGCATCATCTCAACCTGCCGTAAACCGCCTTTGAAATGGGGATAAATCACCCCTTCAAGCCGCAGTTCCTCAGCGTCTGGCCCGGTGAACTGAAGGGCCGGGGCACGTCCGATGCGATTCACCTTTTCCCAGCGGTACGCGGCGGTGCGGGCAAACTGTTGATAGGAATCCCCGCCCATACCAAAGCGAAAGCCGCCAAGAGCCATCATGACCATGCTCAACATCAGTAATCCAACCCATCATGCAGGTCGGCGCGGCGCGCGCTTTCCCGTCGGTTCAGCTCTTGCATCACCATCCGCGCGATTGCGGCCTCATCGGTGCCCTGCGGCGGTGCGATGGTGATATTGATCGTGTCGCCTTGGCGGGTGATCTGCGGTGCGGCGGCTTGCGCCGACAGGGCCGGGCGCGGGTCAATCTGGCGCTGGATGTCGCCGGGGCCTGCGACGGCGGCCGCCGGGATCGACAGCGAGGTCGCCGCCATTGCCGCCTTCAGAACCCGCGTGGGCAGGATGCTGCCGGATACGCCAGGCACAAAGATCTCGGCGCTGCGTTCGCCGACCAGATAGGGCATCCCGGCGCGCACCGGCCCGCCTGCGTCTCGCTGCCCGCTCAGGGGATGTGACCTGGGGGAGCGTTCACGCCCTTCGCCGGTCGCTGCCTTGGCGGTGGGGCTGTCGCCACTGGCCCAGGCTTGCAGATCCGTCAGCCATTGCGGCTTGAGATTGACCAATTTGTTGGTGATGAACGTCACCGCCTGGTCGACGATTGAGGCCATGCCGTCCCAGAGTGATTTCATCAACGTGACGCCACTGGCAAAGAGAGAGATTTCGCGGAACTTGGCAATGATCTGCTGCGGGACGCCCAACAGCTCCATGACATAGGCCACCAGCCCGATGGCGCCTTCAATCGCAAGGGTGAAGGGGTTGAACTCTGCCAGCAGCTTGAACACGCCTTTGATCAGCCCCTCATCAAAGGCCGCGCGCACCAGTTCGATTTTCTCAGTGACTGCGCCGACAATCTTGTCCCAATTGTCATAGACGACATAGGCAAGTGCGGCGACGGCTGCGACGACCAGGCCAATGGGATTGGCCATGGCCAGAGCGCCAAGGCGGACAAAGGCACCGCTCAGCAGCTTGACCCCGCGCAGCAACAACAACAGCGGACCTTTGCCAACCCACATCAGCAGTTTGCCCGCCGCGAAGATGGGGGCCATGGGAAGCCACCAGATCAGGCGCAACGCGGCAAAACCCGCATAGAGGGCTGCGGCTGAGGCAATGACACGGCCTAAGCTGCCGTCCCATTCAAACAGCGACGCCACCATTTGACCAAGCGCGGCCCCGGCATCGGTGCCCCAGGACGTCCAGGCGTCGCGGCTGGCGTCCAGCGGCCCCAGGAGATTGCTAAACCACTGCCAAAGATCACGCGCGGCCCGGACGATTTCGTCCAGCATTGGCGCGGCGGGACCAAGGGCGGCGCGGAACCCGTCCCAGAACCCGGTAAAGAAGGCGCCAAGGCCGGACCAGTTGTTGTAGATCCAGATACCCGCCATCGCGACACCGGCCAGGAGCGCGCCAATGCCGGTGGCCAGAAACGCCCAACGGATCGCGATCAACGCGCCGCGCACCAGCTTTAACGGGTTCACCAGCGCCAGCAATCCACGCGCCAGAAGTGGCGCCAACATCAGGAAACCGCTGCCCGCCCGGATGATGTGCAGGAACACCGGCAGGATCGAGAACAGCGACCAGCGCAGGGCAATGGATGCGACCCGCAGGCTGAACAGCGCAAGTGCGGCTTTCATCATGCCGTTGATCAGAGCGGGGTGGGCGGCGGCCCAATCGGTCATCGCAGCCACAATCGGCATCAGCGTGGCCATCAGTTCATTCATCTGTGGCAGAACGGCAGTGCCGACGACAACGGCCAGCCCCTTGGCGAACTCCAGCAGGCGCTGGCGCTGCACAAAGGTGGTGGCCGCCTGTCGGCTGTATTCTTCCTCCATCAGCCCTAGCAAGCTGGCGGTGTCGGCGGCGTTGGCAAAGGCGGTCTCCAACATTTCGACATTGGTGATCAGGGGGGTGATCGCGCCCTTGGCTTCCTCACCAAAGAGAATACCGACCATCGAATTGCGCTGATGAACCGGGACGCTGTCAAATGACTTGATCACCTTCAGAATGGCGCCGGTTGCATCTTCCTGCATGTCTTTTGCAAGTTGAACCGGATCCAAGCCGAGTGCCTTATAGACAGCCTTCTGGCGTTTGGTGACATTGCTGCCACGGGTCAGCGCGTTGGTGAAGTTCTTCAGCCCGGTTGCGGCCACTTCTGGGGCCGCGCCTGCGGCCAGCAATGTGGCGCTGAGTGCGGCGATTTCATCGGCGGCAAGACCGGCGGATTTGGCAACGGTGCCTTGCCGGTTGATCACGGCCAGAATGTCCGCCTCGCTGGTCGCCATCGTATTGCCGAGCAGGTTGACGGTATCGCCCAGAACCATGGCTTCCGTGTGGGTCAGTTTCAGGTTCTGACGCCAACGCGCCAGCGCCGTTCCGGCCTCATCGGCGGTGATGCCAAAGGCGGCACTCATCTTGGCAGCGTCGGTGGCAAATTCCAGCAACTGGCGACGTTTCTCATCATCGGGCAGGTTTTCTTCTACCACGCCCATCCGACCAGCGGCGGCGATGATATCGGTCATGCCTTCGGCGGTGGCGGCCAACCCGCCAGACGTCACCAACTCGCGGATCTGCGTTTGCAGGATATTCAGCCCATTGGCGTCCTTGAATGACACCACCTTGGACACCTCGGCCAAACGCCGTTCGGCCTGAATGGCGGGTTCGGTCAAGCCGAGCAGAGTCCCGCCCAATGCGGCTAGCCCCAGAACCTCGCCTTGCAGGGCGGAGCGGCGCGCCTTGTTGGCTTCAAGCTGTTGATTGGCCCATTCCACACCACGGCGCCCGGTCTGTTCGGTGACGTGGCCGATCTTGTCCAGTGCGGCAGTTACCGGACGCGCTGGGGCCGACACCTGGTCGACCAGTTTCAAGATCAGGGCAATGTTCAGATCGCCTGTGGCCATGCCACCCACTCCAATATCAGCCTATTGCTGCGCGCCGTTCTGGGCCTCGGACCGCTCGCGCGCTTTTTCCCGCCACATGGCCAGCTCCTCGATGCTCATGCTGTCCATCACATCGGGCGGCCAGTGGAACACGAGGGCGATATCCGCCATCGCGTCCTCTACAAATTCGGGCAGTTTTAGGGGGTCGCCTCCAGTTCCAGAAACTGCCCCTCCAACTGTTCTTTCTTCGCGAAAAAAAGCAGGGTTTTCGTCGCCAGTTCGGTGAAGTCCTCCGGCTCCAGTTCCGAGGACAATTGCACAGGCGACAGCGGCGGCTGGGTGATGCGGGGCAGCAGTTTGAACATGGCGTCCACTTCCATCCGCAGGATATCCACCATCGACAGGCCGCGCAGTTCCCCAGGTGAGGGGCGCCGCAGGGTGATTTCGGTGATCTTTTCGCCGTCGATGGTAACGGGCGAGGACAGGGTGACAGCGTTGAGTTTTTGGGTTTTGCTCATGGGGCAGGCTTTCAAAAAAGTGGGGGAAAGGGCAGGGCGGATGAGCCGCCCTGCGGGGTGTTCAATGGGTCTTAAATGCTGCGTTAAAAGCCCATTGAGGCGCGAAGCGCAGCCAATTGATCAACGCCACCGATGACGCGCTTGCCCGCGCGCACGTCGATCTCGAACAGCTCGTTGCCGTTGTGCAGCAGGCGGAAATAATCGGCCTCAAGCGTGAGCTTCAGTGGAGCGTCAGAACCGGGCTTGAGGTCGGCAAAATTGGTGACAGCGAACAGACCGCCAACGGTGGCGACATAGGTGTCAGAGGAAAAGTCTTCTTCACCCATCGCGCCGGGGCGCAGTGTCAGCCGCTTGCGAGTGCCAAACATCGTAATCAGCTCCGGGGGCCAATCAGCCAGCGTCAGCTCACAGCGCATCGCCTCTGTGCCCATGTCCTGAGCGACGGTGCCGTCCATGCCTGCGCCGCGATGATTGGCAAGCTGGAGTTTCAGTTCCGGCAGCTTGCCCTCGGTGACGCGCCCGCAATAACTGCGCCCGTCCACGAACGCGCCGAAATTGCGGATTGTGCGGGGATATTGGATCATCGTTCAGCCTCCTTATGCTGCCTGTTTCACGCCGGAAACAAGATCGTCGTAATAGGCGCCATTGCGGTGGCCCCGGAAAATCAGGTGTTCCAGTGGGGCGGGCGGCTCCAGGTCGTAGTCCAGATACAGCTTGCCCGCTTTCAGGGTGGCCTCGGTGTTCAGTTCCGGGTCCATCCAGCAGTTGAAACCCAAAAGGGCGCCGCGCTGAACCAGCCCGCGACCAAAGGCCAGAACACCATCGCGGATATCCATGATGAGCTGCGCCGACATAGGACGATCCATGGCCCAATCATGGGCTTCGGCGATGCTCTGGGCGACGATGTCAGCCGTCCGCACAACCGACAGAAACGCCCATTGCGCATCTGCTGAGGTCGTGCGGTTACCCCAGAGACGGAACCCATTGTTGCGGATGATCGTGGCGACTTCGGCCTCGTTCATCCGGTTGGCTTCGGTAGCCGCTGAGTTGATGTGGAACCCAACCGGGCGAGCGGTGCCATTGATGCCGCGCAGGATCTTGTTTGACGGGGAATGCCAATAGCCGTTTTCAACGTCATTCTTGGCGATCAGCCCGGCAACATAGCCGGATGCCGGGCGGGTCACATTGCTGGCGCTGTCGGTGTCAAACGCGGTCACCGCTGGGTCGATGATGAACAGACGGTCGGAACCGTAATTCTGCCGGTCCAACTTCGCGTCCTCTTCGGTGGTGTTGGGGCCGTCCTTCAGCACCACGGCGCGGGTCTTTTCCGCCAGGGTAATGAGATTGGACACAACCGGATTGACGCCCTCACCGAGCAGGCCAGAGGTGAAGCCGGGTGCCGCTGTGATCCGGGGGGTCATGTCCAAAATACTGCGGGCATGTTCCAGGGCAAACACCCCGGTTCCGGTGGTCGGATCGCCAACCACATTGGCCTTGGTTGCAGCGGCGTTTTCCCCTTCTGGAGCGGCCACCACGACCACCTCGGTTGCGCCGTTTTGATAGGCCGCCAGATAGGCATCGCGCAGGGTGCCGCCGACGCCCAGTTCACTGGCGTGGCGGGGGCCTTTCAGGTGGACCGGCTTATTGCGGGGAAAGCCGAGGGGCGCATCGGGCGCGGTGCCGACAAGCCCGATAACGGAGCTTTTGGCCGAGCGGATCGGGCGGAGGCCGTCGTCAATGCGAACAACTTCGACCCCGTGAAGAAACATTTCAGGCATTGGGGATCTCCTCTTGGCCTGTGGGTTGGGTTTCGAGGGCAGCCGTTAGGACTTTCGCAGTTTCCGTGGCCCGACCAAGAACCTCGTCTAGTACCGCGGGCAGACCTTTGATACTGGATGTCAGCACCGCATCACCGCTTGTCAGGCGGGCAAGCGCATCCTTTGCCAACGCCTCAACATCATCATCACCTGCAAGCGCCTGCATGATATCCAGACGGCGGCGCTGCGCTTCATTGCCGGGGTTTTCCGAAATGGCGACGACATCGGCCACCACATGTGCCAACAGCACGCCAGAAATGTCGGACAGCGTGCCGAGAAGAGACAACGCATCCCCTGCCCGTGCTTCGATCTGCTGACGGATTGTCGCTTTTACTGCCCGTTGGATGCCCTTCTCGATAGCTTCCGGGGTAGCGGTCACGTTGGTGCCTGCGGGGTATGGTTTGCCGCCGATAATCGCGGCGGCCTGTAGAGTGGTGGTTTGCATTGCGCGCCTCCTTATGTGTTCAGCTCAATAATGGATGAGATATCAAACACCTTTGCTGCGGTGGTGGTGCTGGCCTTGATGTCGTGCTGATAGGCCAACACTGTGGGCAGTTCGAAGACAGCAGTCAGCGAGCGCACATTGCCATCTGCGCTATCCTTGTGTTCGACCAGAGACGGAGTATAGCGGGTGCCGCCAACCTTCAGACCAGGATCAAATGTGTGGTAGATATCCACGAACCCGACCAGTTCATAGGAAACCCGCACCTCCTGCGCTTCAGGCCGTTCTTTTGAATAGAACTGCATTTGTGATGCCGGACGCAGGCCGATCACTTTGGAGCCGGTCACATCAATCAACGGCATCACCTTCTCAGAACCGGACAAGACCAACCGCATGGGCGTATGAGCGGGTAGGCTGTTCAGTTCTTCGACGTCCTCGACAGACAACCAAGTGCCACCCAGTTCAAATTCAGTTCGGATATCACCGCCTTCAGGCACCACCGCCAGAAGGTCTTGCTTGATGGACGCAATGCCACCAGACAAAGACATTGGGCTGATGTTGATTGTCTCGGTTGGGCCTTCGAATACAGCGAACCGCAGTTGATATGCGATGTCCTGACTGAGATTCTGATCCCAGGCTGCGGCGTCTTGTGTATAAAACAAGCTGCCGGTTTTATCTACATTGCCCAACCGGCCAACATGGAAGGCCGCGTCAGCGACAATCACAAAGGCATAGCTCTTTTCGGCCTCCAGCAAGACAGGTCGATCAAGATCGACATTGCAAAGCTGTTGGTTACGAGAGCTGGAACTCGTGGTATAGGTGAGCGCTGCATTTTCGCGAAATGTGCCTTGCGCGACCATCTGATCAAGATCAGGCCGCCCATAGGCTGTTTCACACAGGATAACACGCGCATTGGCTGCGGGTGCATAAGTGCCGGGACGATCAAGATAGATGTCTAGCCCAGTCAGAATACGCGCCTCATCGACGCGGAACGTCTGGCCGATCATCGAACCTTCCAGGGCTGAGGTGACCGGTTCAACAGTGGTAACACTGTAGCTACGGGTTACTACGATCCGACGCTTGCGACGACGCCAACGCAGCCACCGGTAGTAGTGACCAACGCGGTAGGACCGGCGTGTGTAGCTACGGGTTCGTGTGCGGGTTCCTGTCGTCAGCGGGTAACTGTTCGCATCCACGACCTCGTTGTAATTTGGGGGCGAAGTAAAGCGCGCGTCGGTGTCTTCGGTGTGGTTTGGCAACATCCAATTACCCAGACGCGCCGCATCGGTCTCAAATTGACGGTCAACAAAGATCTCATAATAGCCGTCAAAGGGCATACGGATGCCGTCTTCGACTTCAGCGCGGAACAGAATTTCTGTGCGGTCACCGTCACCATCATTTTCTAGCAACAGCGGCGACCAGAATGGATTGACCCGATCTAGCCCGACCTCGCTGGAAATGTCGTCGACCTCTTGGATCAACCCACGAGAGAGGGTTTCCAGGTTGCCAACGCGGGTGCCGAGATTTCCTGCCGAGAGTTCTTTTTGGAACATAGGGATAGAGGGAACCTCCACCGGTGTGTCCAGATCAAACTGAACTAGGGCGGTCGTGTTGACCAATGCGGGCAGCTTGCGCAGCACTTCAAGCGCAAGCGCGCGGTCATTTTCAATTGTTGCGATGAGCGTTGGAATGTCAGACATGGGATGTCTCCAAGGTGTTCAGTTTGTCTTGTTGAGTGAGAATTTCGCGATTCAGGCCGGAAAGGTGCTTGAGAATTTCAATCATTCCTGCATCGGTCCGGGCATTAATCTGCGCGGTGGCCTGATCGGCTATCCGTGTCGCAGTTTCGTCGATATCCAATGCGGAGTACGTAACTTGGAGCCCGTCTGTATTGCCCTCGGTGAGCAGTGCAAAAAACGTAAAGGTCGTGGACGCATCCACAAAAATACCCTCGGTTTCGGGGCTGTAAGTCGCGGTGGCGTAGAGCGTGCCATCCTCCAGAAGCAAGCCGACGTGTACCATCTGACCCGCAGATTCCGGTGGGATATTCGCGGTCAATTCCAATGTGTAAGCCGACTTGCTTTCCTTAGATATAATCGGCACCTCGGCCCACACATTGGAAAGTCGGTCTGCATTTGTAAGATCTTCGGTGCCTCCCGATGAGACCTCAAAACGATGAAGCGGCGACAGCGGGGTGCCGTACTGCAGCGCGGCTTGGCGGGCGGCAAAACCAGCGGTCGTTACATCAAGCCGCATGGACGTACTCCTTTTTACGGATCAGAACGAGCATCGAACCAGAGGGTTCGGTGCGGGAGAAAACGGGTTTCGATGAGGGGGCGACTTGGCGTAGCTGCATCGCGAGAGCACAATGGGGTCGGTATTTTCCTGCGGCTTTCAGAACGACGGAGTAGGCTTTCTCGCTTATACGTCTACCGAGCAAGGCACCTGTTTGGTTTGCAGTCGTTTCGACCTGTTGCTCAATTCCAAATGAGCATTGAGCCGCAACAGGCTTAGTTCGTGCAATGGCCTCTTTGGCGGATCGGGCCACAGACGCTTCTTTGGCGTTGTAATACGCCCCCGCCGGAATGCTTCTAACTACCGCAAAGCTGCGAGGCGCCATGGGAGGACGCCCCGGTCGAGGAGCGAACCATTCTAGGACCTCCGCATCAAAGCCGATGCTCTCCAAAACGCGGCGCAGCGCTGTGACAGTGCCCTTGCGACGGTGAACCGCGAGCGCGGCCTTGATGACCCGGCGTTTGGTCGCCTCATCCCAGGAGGGTTCCCAAACATCCACTGAGAACGCCCAGGCCAACCAGCCCAGCAAATCGGCGGGGCAGGTATCGGGGTTCATCAGCGTGGTAACAGGCGACAGATCCGGGCGTGTGCTCTGGATCAGCCGTTCCAAAGATCGCTCTAGCGATGTGCTGTTTGGTGGCAGGATTGAGGGCTGATCAGACATGCTGCCCCCCAACGGTCAGGGACACGCCTTCGGTCGCGCAATAGGCTGCTTGCCAGTCTCCGACCTCGATGTCGGCGGCAGGGCTGATGAGATTCACGCGCTGCACACCTTCCACAAACAGCGCGGCATAGATTGCGCCGCGTGTGATGTCGTGACCAAGCCGGTGATTGCGGTTGATGTAATCGGCCAGTGAGGCTTGCGCGGTGTCCAAAACCAAGGCGCGATCGGGGCCGTCCTTCAGGAACAATTCCGCGGTGATCTCATAGGGTAGAATACCGGCGCTGCGCGGGCGTGGGTTGTCGGTGATCGGGCGGACGTCTTCGGCATTCACAGAGGTTTCAACGGCACTTAAAACCTCGTTTGAAGCGCTGCCGTCGCCGGTTTGGCTCAATACCGTAATGGCCACGTCACCCGGCATCGGGTCCACCAGACCGGCATCATCCAGAACGCCCAGCACCAGGGCACCGTCAGGCAATTGCGCAGCCAGTTCGGGCGCGACTTGCAGGCGCGTGAAGGCTGGCGCCGCCACGTCCACGTCTTTGATGCCGCCCGCCGCTGACAGCGCCCAGTAGATGTAGGATCCGCGCGGCCCGGCGGTGCTGCGACCTTCCATGGATAGCTGGATGCGGTGGCGGAATGCGTCGTCGCTCTCCTTCAGCTCAGGGATCGGCGGAATGGGGCTGTCGTCGGCCCCTTGAATGGTCAGACGTTCAACGCCCCAAAACACACCGAGGTGATCCAGTGTTGCGCCAGTTGCAAGCGCCAGCAGCAGGCCGCGCGCATCGTCGTTAAACTCCAAACGATCCAGCAGGCGGTAATAGGCAAAGACGCGGATCAGTTTGCTGACCGGCTCGCTTTCGAGCTGAAGGAACGGCGCCAGCTCCGGCTCCAGGCGGATCGCCTCTGCCTTCATATCGGCGAACAGTACGTCAAAGCCGACCGAGCGCAGGATTTCCGGCGCGGGAAGCTTGCTGTGGTCGATGGCAGTAAAGCCGCTCATTGGCGGGCCTCCGGTGACAGATCCACGGGCAGGGGCAAAAGGTTGCCGTCGGGGTCGCTCAGTTCCAGAACCGCATAGCCGGGGCGCGCCTCGGTGACCTGTACCCGCGCAAGCGTGATGCGCGGCTCCCAGAGGGCCAGCGCCTCGGCAGTGGCCTGGTAGACGTCAATGAGGGTGTCACCATTCAAGGGCTGGTCGATGATGAAGGGCAGGTCCGAGCCATAGTCCCGGAGCATCACCGTTGACCCCTTTGGGGTGGTCAGGATGTCGTGGATCGACTGGGCAAGATGCCCGTCGCCCTGCAACGCCCGCCCGCTATGTCGGCTCATACCGGTCACGACTTGGCGCGCTCCGGCTTGCCTGCGCCTGATTTGGCAGCTGGTTTCGGGGCCTCATCCGCTAGGACAACATTCTCATATTGCGCCTGGTCCGGGGTCAGTTGCAAAGGCGCGCCTTTGGGGCGCCATTGGCCCGCCGTCCAGCCTTCGGCAGTGGTCACATAATCCAGTTTCAATGGCATCTTAGCCTCCTACAATCACGGTTCCGGCGCCAGTCGCGATGGATGAGCCGCAGCCCACCGCATCACCGACACGGGCCAAGGGTTTGCCGTTCACAAAAACGGTGGATGAGCCTGTCGCCTGGCTTGCACCGTGGCAGAGCAGGTCGGGGTTACAGTGGGTTGCCCAGCTATCGCCCTGGCGCAGGGCGGCGAGGCCCTCGATGTCTACATTCGGGCTGCCGCCAGTGGCGGGCCGGGATGGAAAATCGGCATGGCCGGTGCAGGTGTCGGTATTACGGGCTGCTTTTGGCATTAGTTGATCCTTACTTTGACGCCTTGCAGGATCAGCTCACCAACCGCTTTGATGGCGATATTGCCACCAGCAGCTTCGATGTATGAGCCGCCCTCAAAGCTGAGGCGGAATGTGTCTGGCGCCCCGTGGGGCGGGTTCTTTCCAGTGGGCAGGGCGCCCAAAATGACAGCCTGGGCCAGATCGCCGAATGGGGCGGCCAGCATCACCCATTCGCCGGTCTGCAAGGGCCACCACGAATGGTTGCTCGCGGCGCGCTGTGCCATCCAGGGGATCAGGTTGGTCTCAATGTCGCCGCATTGGACGCGCGCCCGGCCTGAGGCCGCATCAACCGCAATGACCTTTCCGGTCATCAGCAAGTTTTCAATGCGGCGGTCTGCTTCTGCGAGGTGTTCACTCATCGTCAGAGCCTCCAACGTGTTCGTAGTCATCGACATGATCCGCGCCGACTTTGGGCGCGATGCCGACATGCAGTTCCACGCCCAGAGAGCGGGGCACGGGCTGAAAAAAGCTGATGGGCTGAAGCCAGGTGACCGCCCAAAGGGAAACCGCTTTCGATTTGACCTTGGTCGATATCAACGTGTGCATCGCCGTGGTTCGGGCGGGGCCGATGCCGTCCAGGCCCCAAGTCTGTTCGGGGATGGCGGCCAGCAGCGTCTGGCAGATCTGAGCGGCGAGAATATCGCGACTGATGCCGAGGCCATCACGGGTGACCACATATGCTGCCATCAACAGCAGAAAGGTTGCCGGTGCCCCTGCATAGGTTTGATCCTGCTTTGCGCCGAGACACGAGACCTTGACCGCTGGCGCGGGAATGCCTTCGCGTTTCAGGTCATCAAGGGTGTATTTGCCCTCATGCGGCGTACACTGGCGAAGATCCGGCAACAGGGCGTTGAACCGGGCGCAGACCTGGGTGGGCAGATCAGCCATAACGTTGTTCGGATCGCTCATTGCAACAAATCCTCCAGCGTCACCGTGACGAGGTCGTGCAAGTCCAGCTCATCCTCACCAGAGACGCCAAGGTAGGGCCGGGCCGGAATGCCACTGTCGATTTCATCGCCGCCGATCTGGTGGTGGGCGGCATAGACAAGATTGGAGCCGATCTGGACCTCGCTCTCGCTGGCATAGCTGGCGATGCTGTCCCGCAAATCTCCCTCATCGACCAAAAGCGAATGCACGTCATGGTCGCGGGTTTCGTCATAGCTTTCTGACCAGGGCGCCCAACGGTCGCCGTCGGGGGCGACGGCAGTGTCAAACCGGCGCCGGGTAGAGCTTTCCAGAACCGCCCCGGCATCATCTGCCAGTTCGGCCAAGCGAAAGCCCTCAAGGCGGCGGACCTTGGCAATGGCTTCGGTCAAGCCCGTGGATGTGAGAGTTGCAGCAACACCGGCCATGGATCAAAGCCCCCGCATCTTGTCACGGGTGAACTCGCGTTCCGGGCCGACCGCGACCACCGGACGGGGCCGGGCCGGAGCTGCGGGTTCTTCGCCGTCGCCGGATTGCGTCGCGCCTGTGTTTAATGTGGCGGTGCCGCGCGCGATGTCCTTCAGGTGTTTCTGGGCGTCCTCGTAGCGGGTGCGGTGTTCGTCCGACAGCACGTCGCCGGACAGCGCCAGCCGGTAAAGGGCGATATCCACGCTGAACTGAACCAAGAGGCCGGGCACGGTCTCCAGCGGCAAGCTGAACCGGACGCCCAGATAGCTGTCGATCTCATCACCCGCCGTTTGCAAGGCGCGGGCAATGGCGGCCTCGTCGGGTACGCCGTCGCCGTCGCGATCCGCCACATAGAGCGCGTCCTGCGAATAGAGCGTCACGATATCTGTCTGAGTGGCGTAGGCCATCAGGTCACCTTTGATTGCGGGTCTTGGATAAGTCGTCGGGGCAAGAGGCTCCCCGATGCAGCACCCCGTGGCCGCGTCGGATCATCGCCCCCTGGTTTAAGCCGGTGCAGTGGCGGCTGGGATTCCAAACCCGCCACTGGTGAGAGCATCCCAGGCCGCGTTGCGCTCGGCGGTGGTGATCTTGCCCAGATCATCGCCCAGAAGGTCGAACAGGGCGTCGATTTTCGGCTTGCCGTCCTTCTGGAAATCCTCGGGGCTGAGGCTTTTGATAGCCTCGCGGATCTGGGCATCACGTGCTGCTGCGTCTGAAGCTGGGTCAGCTTCGGCCAGTGCCACTCGCAGGTTTGGCTCTGCCTTCAGGCGGCGCCATTGATCGGCGTCGAAATCCTCGGCGTTGACCGGGATGCCAGCGTTGGGAAAGAACGTGCCGCAGCGGCAAAAACCCTCTTTTGGTACGCCTGAAATTGTATAGCTCTTGGATGTCATAGCGCGGCCCTCCTTTAAGGCAGCCAGGGGTTCACCAGAACCTTGACCTCGTTGTAGTTGGGGTTGGATGCGCCGCCGTCGCCGAGCATCATCTTGACGACCTTGTTGGCCTTGGAGCGGTTGGACCGGCCCACCATGATGTGCGAGGGCATCAGGCCCAATTCGCGCCCGCCGTCGCCGGTCACGCCCATCATGGCCTCAAAGGCGGCATCAAAATTGTCGCCGTTCAGTTCGGCCTTGGACATATAGGCCATTTGCCAGAAGCCATAGCCAGCCGCCCAATATGCGTCGGCGCCATAGAGGTACTGGTTGCGCATGAACACATGGTCGCTGGTCTTGGGGTCTTCCTTGCCAATGAGGCCGACCTTTTCGCGCTCCTGGAAAATGAACGGGCGCAGGACCGAATTCAGATCCAGCATATACCAGGGCGACCCGGCGCCATCGGTCATATTGGAAACGGTTGTCACCGCGCCAGTGCCGTCATGCCCGGCATAGACAGGGTGGTCAGTGTCAAAGAAGTACTGGCCGTCATAGCAGGTCTGGCTTGCTCCGTTGATGATCAGATCGCGGACCATCTGGTCGGGCTTGCGGGCGGCGGCTTCACCAAGGCGGCGGAAACGAGGACCGTAGGTGCCGAGCTTGTCGTTTTTGATGTCCTTGGCTTTGACGCCGATGGTTGTCTCAAATTCCTGGTTGATGATCTGATAGCCGTGCGACTTGATATCTTTGACCACCCGGTCGCCGATCCATTCCCGCATTTCCGGCGCATCGCCCAACCAGTCGTAGGTCTCGCGATCATCATTGGAATTCACGATGGTGCAGACGTCCTTGTAAAAGGACTGGTTTGCCATCGCCTCATAGCCATCATTGAAGTTCTTTTTGGCGCCTGTCCAAAGTGCCGATAGCACCGCTGGTGTAATTGCAGCCATGATCAGCTCTCCTCGGTTTCAGCTTGCGCCGCGTGGAATTCTTCAGGGGTGAGGCCCATCTGGCGGCAGATCGCCAATTCGTCGGGCGACAGCGCCTTGTTTTGTGCGGTCGGAGTTTTGTCGCGCAGCTCGCTGTCTGCGGCGATGACGGGGCTGGCCTCGACCAGTTGCCGGAATTTCTCCAGCCCGCCCTCGGAGCGGCAGGCCGCCACATGGTAGTCGCGGCTGCTTGGCGCAATTTTACCCGCTTCAATGGCAGCGCCGACGGCGGTGTTGATCGCCTCGTCCTGGCGTTCTTTCTCAGCGGTTTCAAAGGTGCTGATCTTGTTCATCGCCAGATCGTAATCGGCGCGCGGGATGAATTTGCCGCTGTCAGGGTTTTCGGCCCGATTGCGGGCGGTCGCCTCATCCGTTTTCATTTTGTTGATCGCCGTCACCACATCCAGATCGGACGCGTTTTCCGGCAGGCCGAGGGCCTCAAGGATCGCCTTGTTCATCGGCAGTACCTCATCAGCGCCACCCTGACGGTCTTCGGTGTTCAGGGCGGCTAGTTCCAGGTTGGGTTGGTTGGTCAGGCCCGCTGAAATCATCTTGCTGATTTCCTTGGCCGCCTTGGTGAAGGTGAAAACGGGGCTCACATAGCGGTATCCTTTCGACGCGATGGAATTGCGGCCTGCGTCATTCCATTCAACGCGCCCCCAGATCGCCCCGTTGCGCGCTTCCAGTTCTTTGATCCAGCCGACCGCAGGGGCGGCATCGCCCTTTGCGCCCTTCACTTGGGTGGCATGTTCAAAATCAACGGGAAGGTCGGCACGGTTGCGCGCAAATTCAGCGACAACCGCGTCGGGATTGGTCAGCCGCCATTGGCGCCCGTCACGGCCCGTCAGGTGCGGGCCGGTCGGCGTGAGCTGGATCCAATCGGGAACGCTATCGCCTTCAGCGTTCAGCGCTAGCGCAATGGTGGTTATGGAGTTGGCCTGTGTCATGAGGCCACAATGCCCCGCCGTGCCGCACTACTCAGCCCTGGCAGGTGTCGGGGGCAAGATCGAGGGTCAGAAAGAGGTTGCCGAATGAGGGGGCTTAGACGGGCGTAACGGCTGATCTCGCATGATGCCGCCCGAAAACCCGTTCCACCCCTTTCTACCCCCTTTAACCCCCCTTTAAAAACGATCCTCGTGGCATGAGGTCGGGGCGATCAGCGGCTCGCAGGCACTATTCGGGCTGGTATTGAAAATTTCATCCCTGATTGCTATCTTTGAAGTGCGCGTGAGCCTAGGGAAGCCGGTCTTGAGCCGCGAGGGAATTTCCGCCCCTCCACGCGCGTCACTCCCTCACTATGGTTACGTTTTTTCCGCGCAACAGCTTTGCCCATTTGGCGGGTGTGCTGCGATGGAATGTGCTCAGGAAGATCTCATCCCCGGCCGCAGTGCGCTTTAGTACGAGTCGCCAGCGCTTCGCGCCATGGCCTTCAAAGATCAAGCTTTCGGTTCCGGTGCCTGATATCTCATGCGCGATAGATCCTGTTTCCAACAGCTCCGCAACGCGTCTGAACTGGTCGGCGGTGGCCTCACCATGTTTGCGCCTGGTCTTCTCGGCTGTGTAATCGGAGAACTGCACCACGCGGGTTTTGGCGCCGATCCGGTCTGCCAGCTCCTGCGGCAGCATGGCGACGGGGGCCGAACCGGTGGCTGAACCGTCATGGATGCGCCGCACACGCCAGCTTGTCGCCATGTCGCGGGCGGCGGCGTGAGCAATGGCCGGATCTGCGGTGTTCAATTTGTCTTGCAGGAACTCGGCCATGCGGCGTTGGCGGTAGAGGCCAGGATTGCTTTCCCATCCAGGGTCGATGCCAACCGGAATTTTCTTCAGCTCGCCGGTACGCGGATTGAACACCTCGCGGCTGGGGGTGTCGGGGTTTTCACTGATGCCGATTTCTTCAGCTTCGCGGCGGGTGATCTGGCGGACATGGCATTTGCAGCCAAAGCCATTGGGCGGATACCAAACCTGCCAGGCCGGATCATCGACCGGCAGCACCATGCCGCTCCGGGCCGCGTGGCTTGGCCGGTGGCGGACGCTCGGGCCGAGCAGATAGACCAGATAGGGCAGGGCGCGCTTGCTGCGCTGGATGCGTTGCCATTGGCCCGCCGCGCGGGCCGAACGCATATTCGCGCGATAGATGGTCTTTAGACGGCGAGGCGATCCAAGGCGCACTTTCTTCACATCACCGGTAAGCGGATCCACCTGTTCTTTGACACCCCACCAGCCCATGCGCCGAAGGCGTGGGGTCAAAGTCTTCTGGAACTCTTCAAAGGGAATGCCCTTGTCAAGGGCCGTTTGCAGCTCGTCGCGGATGGTCTGCAATACATCGACCTGCATGGCCTTGGCTACGGTGAATGCGACGGCGTGTTCTTCAGGCTCAACATCGCGAAAACTGAAGCTGGGGCGCATGGCCTTATTGCGGAAAAAATCCGCCACCTCAGGTGGCGCGCCGGGATTGAAGCTGTAGCCGGGCCGGTCGCGAAACTCAGCCATCGCTAATGTCTCCCAGGGCGCGCGATTTCACGGCAGATTTGACCAGGCTGTCTAAGAGCGGGCGCGTGTCCATTTTGGGGAACGCATCTGCCAGTGTCGCAAGCGCATCCTCATAGGAGGTGGCGGTCTCCAGCAGTTCCAGAACCGGGGCAACAACTGGCCCCATGATTGCCTCCCAGTCATCTGCCAGTTCTGCCTCCAGATCGTCCAGCGGCGCATAAGGATTGCTTGCGCCCGTCGGCGTTTCAGATCGGTTGGCGGCGGTTTCGGTGGGCGGCGCTGGCGGCTTTGCATCTGCGGCGTTGGATTTCGCCCGTGATGGCGTCAGGATCTCGTCTCCCGCATCGGGTTCAGAATAGCCCAGCTTACCGCGCACCTCGGACTGGCGCACCCGAACGCCCCGATCCACCATCTCAGCGGTGTGACGCAGGATCATGTCCACGTCTTCGATCTCGTCAATCGTGATCACCAGGCGTGGATATCGCTTCTGGACCCCAAAATGCAGATCTACATAGGGCTTCACCAAATCCCGGTTCAGAGTGGTGGTGACAGATTTGGCATCGGCCTTGGCAACGTCGTGGCGGACGTCATTATGCACCTCGGCTTGGGCCATGGATGAGCCATTGTCTGAGGTCATGGTCTGGCCGAGCACGGCCTTTGATGTCTGTTCATCGACCCAGCGGGCAAGGCTTTCAAACACCTCGGCACTGGCGCTGCCGCTCATGGCCTGCACAAACTCAATTTTCATGGCCTCGGGTATAACCGCCGCCGCGTCGGTGCCGATATTGGCAACAGCCTGAAAGAGCACCTCGACGTCGTCGGGCGTGGCACTTGGCCCGTATTTCCCAACGCGCAAAGGCAGGCCGTAGGTTTCTGCAAAGGCCATCCAGTCTTTCATCGTATAGGCTTTGCACATCCAGCCAAAGGACACGAGCCGGGCCAGACCGCCCCTGATCGGCAAACCGGACTTCAGTTTGGCTTGGTGGGAAATCCACTTGAACGGCTCCAGCTCGATCCCGTCGATCATGTCCCGCTCGTCTAGCATTCGGATCTCGCGGCCTGTCTCACGGTTTACGGTGAAGAACCTCGGGTCGTGATGTAAGAACTCTTTGACCCACCATTCTGTCTTGCTCCGGTCCCAGATGATTTCCGTTTGGGAGAACCCCTTTCCGAGCGCGTCCAGCATATCCTCAATCAGGTCGGAAAACCCGTCATGCTCTGCAATGTTTTCGCGGACGGCATCAGCGATTTTTTCGTCCTGCGGGTCACCGGATGCCGGAGTGACAACGGGGTCAACGCCCGAAATCGCACGTTTGCGGATGCCCAGGACCGAACCATAGTGCTGGTCTCGCTCTTCCATTTCCTCAGCCAGGACAAGATAGTCCTGAATATTGCCCTCATTGGCCGCCAGTAGAATCCGCGACAGGCGCTGCGGTGTCAGACCGAGTGCGACAGAGGGGGCCCATGCGTTGCGGATAGAGGTGATCCCCGGTTCGGGCACCCGCTGCGTCAGGCTCTGGAGTTTGATCGGGCGCCCATAGGCATCAAGCAAGCGGGGTGTCATCACCAAATTCCTTTTCTGGCATTAAAACCTGCGGTCAGGTTGATCAGCCGTTGTGTGTGTTTGTCGCCGCCGGGTGCGACGGGGCGATAGACCAACGGCTGGTATTCGGTTTCTGCGGCTTCGCAGGCCAGGGCTGCTGCCCAGAAGCGGTCGGCGTGGCCGTCGGTGTCGGTGTCCGCGACGAGGCGCCGGATACCCGTGGGGCCGGTCACAGATTTGATGGCATGAAGATCCGCGCGCAGCTTGGGGTCGCCTTCGGGGATCAACATTGAGCGATCCTGAAAACGGTCTTTCATGCCAGTGGCCAGATCCAGCTTGGCCGGCGCGCTGAACAACACGCCGAGAACACGGTCCTCGCCGTGATTGCGCTTGGCATCTTCCACCGGCTTTTCGCCCATGCCGGTCTGATCCATGCAGCAGCGCGCCACCCGGTAGCGGCGGAACACATCTGCTAAAAGCTGGTCTTGCCGCGCAAAGCTGATACGGCGTTCGGCGATGACTTCGCGGGTGATCAACTGGCCTTCGACCAGTTCCATCACCCAGATCACAAAGAGGTCGTTTCGTGCCGCGATATCAACGCCGACATAGCAAAGCCCGCCACGATAGAGCGCAGGGTGACCGGCGCGCACATCTTCGCAGGATGAAATCAGATCGTAGTCCAGCCAGGCCGAGGCCGCGTCCAGCCATTTCAGCTCAAATTCCTGCGCCCAGGCGTCCTCGTCGGACATACCGGCGCGCAATTCGTCGATATCAACGTCCAGTCCCTGTTTGACCGCCTCGTAGATATCGACGTGGTGTTTGGAAAAGCCGTTGTTGAGCGTGGTCATCAGCTCATGGAACTTATTGCCCTTGCCATTGGGGGTGCTGATCACCCGGATCTTATGGCCACCGCGCGCGGCAACCGGAAAGGCCGACCCCCAGATCCGGCGGCTGTCGGCATGGAAGGCAAACTCGTCAAACAGCATATTGCCGCCAAAGCCACGGGCGGCGTCGGGTGAGGCGGAAATCGCCGTTACGCGGGAGCCGCCCGGATAGCGGACTTCCTGCGCCTTGTAGGTTGCAGCCTCAACATCAACCAGATGGACAGCGCCATTCTGGACGACCTCGCGTTTGTGGGCGGGCACGTGGAAATCTTCCTCGGAAAACTCTGGCCGACCCTTACGGGCCAATGTCGTAAGCGCCGCATAATAGCCCTCAGTCATGGGTTTTACGGCGTCTTCAATAGCCTCTTTGGCGGTTGCCTCTGACCGTGACAGGATCGTCCAACGCGTTTTGCGCCCTTTAATCTCGGCATCAACGCAGTCGCCCACGATTTCGCCACCCGAGCCGAACGTCTTGCCGCCCCGCCTGGTAAACATGCCAATTTTGAAACGGGATGTGTCGGCGATCCAGGCCTTCTGGTAGGGCAGGAAGTCAATGACCGGCCCAACGCTAACCGCCATTTTTGGCCTCGGGCGCCTCACGCATTGCAATCAGGTAGGGCTGCTCTTTGTACCACGCGATTGTGCAGCGCATTCCAAGGTGGACGAACCTCTGGCGCCGCCCAAAGAACACAGCAGCTATAGAGGGCCACATTGGCCCCTTGCGCCAATTGTAGTCACCGACCAGCACAACAGTTCCAATTGCCATATCGCTCATCAGACAAACCCCATGATTTCGCGGGCCTTCTGCGCGGCCTCTTTTTCCACGTCTCCGGCTTCCACCGCCTCATCCAGTTTGCGCGCCATTGCGTCGCGTTCGGCCTTGGCGATTTCATCACGCAGCGAGGTGCTGCGGATCAGGTTGTTCAGGGCGGTGGTCAGATCCTTCAGCCCGCGTGGATCGGGAAGCTGATCGGGATTGGCCATCGCCATCTGCAACCGCCATTGAATCGTGGTGAGCTGCTGGAACAGGGCCGAGGTGACATCGACCTCATCTTGCAGGCTGGCCTCTTCAAGAAAGGCGCGGATTTCGTCCTGGGCCTGTTCCTGCATCTTGGCGTAGTCGCGAAACTCTTGCCCATAGGCGTGAACGGCAGACTTGCCGATACGCATTTCCAGCCCGGCGTCTTCAAGGCGAAAATTCAACGCCTCGGTGACATCCTCATAATCAGAGAAACCACGCGCCTTCAGCTCATCTTGCAGCCAATGGCGCATCTCACTTGGCAGTAGGTCGATCTTGCGGGGTGGGGGCATGACTACGGCCCAGGCCGGGGGCGCTGGACGCCAGAATGGCGCGCTTTGCCTTCGGCCACCTCAACACCGCGACTGGTCGCAGTGGCAATGCGGAATAGCCCGTTATCAGTGACACTGGCCAAGCCCTGTTCGCTCAGCCAGTCCAGCTCGCCCATGACCTGATCACGGGTGGTAGCTACGCCGTAGCTATTGCAGACGTCCACGAGGATGGATGCGTTGGACGTATATTCCGGGCTGTCTGACAGGAATTTTAGGATTGTCAGGCGACGGTGTTTGGACAGGGTGTCTTGGTATGCGCTCATGGTCTCTTAGGTCCCGATTAGATGGTCTTCGTGACGGCTGACGATGGTTTCAAGGCGGGCCATAATCTTGGCGTTGCCGTCCATCACAGCGCGGATTTCAGCCAGCGATCCTGTCTGTTTGACCAGCTCCAATTGCAGGGCGTGAATGTCGCCCGTGCCGGGGAGGATCTGCACCGTTTGCTCTAGTGCCGCGATACGGTTTTCGTGGCGGTCCATCCGCTTGGACCCTTCCTTGAACCGTTCGTCGGTGTCTTTCTGACGGGTGGCAAAGAACGTGTAGATGATGGCGCAGACCGAAATTCCGAGATTGGTCAGCTTTAGAATGGTCTCAAGATCCAGGGTCACCGTTTCTGCCCCGCTTCCCACCAGTCCATCACGGCTTGATTGTCCTCTTTCGGCTGCGCCTTGGCGATGTCATCGCCCGCCACGCCGCCCTCAGCGGCGCCGGGCGTGTCATGTCGTAGAGCGTCGATTGCGCTGATGTTTTCCAGAACCTGCGGCAACAGCGCGGTGCCCTGGCTCAACGATTGGCGGAACTGCTGCGACTTCACCTGAAACCGCCCGCCGAAATAGAAGGCGACGATTGTTCCAGCCAGCCACCAGAGCGGATCAGGCACCAGGGCCAACCCTTGCATCCGGGCAGCAAACCAAAGCGGGTCGAACATGGCCGAGGCAAAGAGGGCGAATGTGGCAATCACCATCAGCGGGCGCGGCAGGCGGTTCATGCCATCCATAAGCCGGTCAAAACGCCCCAGGGCGGGGCGGCTGAACTCGGCGCCATGTTGGGCCAGCGCGGATTGCACGTAAACGGCGTCGCGTTGTGCGCTCGCCTCGGCGTGTGGGCGGAAAACGCCTGCTGTTTCAGCGATCACATTGCGACCATCGCCAAAGAGCCATTTCAAAAACTGCATATCTTGCCTCCTACGTCGCAGCAAAACGGATGCGGAAACTGCGAAACCTGCCAATCGCCCGGCGCGCTCATCCCCACGCCGCTGTCCGTTGCTGGAAAGCGGCGTCGCTCAGGTGGTAGCGGGGTGAAATGAATTCCTCGGCGCGCTTGATCCAACCGCCTTTGCCGCCTGCACGGGTCTGGGCAAATTTACGGGATGCGGGCCGACGGTCAGCGAGGCGCAGATAGTAGTCCCGGCGGGCAATACCGTAGGCATCGACCAGATAGTGCCCGGCCTTTTCATAGGCCCGGTGGGCTGCTGCGGCGGTCTTTGGGCCAAGTGCGCCATCGAGTGCGACCGGTTCCTGAAAACCCGCCAGCAGGCGCTGGAGGATCTTTATGGCATAGGCACCGGCATTGACTTGCATGTCAAAAACACTGGCTTGCAGCGCCTGCGGCAACAGGTCGATCCGGGGTCTTGTGAAATAATGCCGGATGAAAATTTCAACGGCCTGCGCGCGGCTCAAAGCGCGCACATCCAACACGTCAACATCGCCGTCACGGTCAAGGTCCAATCCCAGACGGCGCATCGTATGAATGGTGACGCCGTAATTGGTTGCGCCGCCGGGGTCGGCGGGATCATTTACGAACCCGCCTTCGCGCGCGACGATTTCCTCTGCAATGGTTTGGACTGATGGCATGGCCGGTGGCTCCGTCTGTGTAAGACAAAACTACCTGTGGTGCTGGGTGATTGCCGTCCCGGCAGGTGTCGGGGGCAATGCAATATTAGATGAAAAAGTCGCCTTGATCGTCGTTGCGTCTGCGCAGACTGGCCGCGACACGCTCGACTGTTCGCAGGGTCACGTCAACCTCGGCGGCGACCACCGAGTGACTTTTGCCTTGGCCCAGCAACATGGCAATTCGCTGGCGGCGCCCGGCTTGACCGCCAAAGTTTCCGGCAGGGACAACCAGTTTGCCGCCACCTAGTAGTTTGTACAGGCGGAGCGCATCCTCTGCGCCCAGCAGTTCCGCAAGGCTGGAGCCTGCCTTATCCGAGATATAGACCTCACGCCCGCCCTTTGCCTCTGCCAGGCGCACGGCCAGATCAAGGCTGATTTCCTCGGCGATGTAGGACAGTACACCGGGCAGATATGGGCGGAAATTGCGGTTCATCGCTGATGGTCTGACCAATCAAAGTCGATGTCCTGGCGGTGGCCCCAATACTTCAACGCCTGAATGACCTGGTCGATCTGTTCATGATCGCGGAGCATATCAACGTCAGCGGGCACCGACTGCCAAGCGGAGCCAAATCGTTTGCGGATAAATGTGTTCAACCCCTTGCGGCTAGGGTCACGCAACGCGTCGGCCTCACCGAGCTTGCGCCAAAGGACATGGACCAAACGCAGATCAGCACAGGAGGCTTTCTTATGGCGGTGGTTCCCGGCTGTCGCGGCCTTGAAACCATCGTTTTTAAGGCGCTTTAAAACGCTCTTTAACTCGGCCTCGGTCATGTCTTTCATCGACGTTTTGCCCGTGACGGCCAGTTGCAGGCCGCGCCGTGCATCGCTGTCCATGCCAAGCTGACGACAGCCGATGTGGATCTTCTGTTGCAGGGCGCGGCTCATCACACAGCCTCGGCTATCGGGGCGGCAACGGGATGCCGGGCAACGTCGTCCTGCATCCGCTTGTCGGCTTGGTTCATTTCCTTACGGACCATCGCGTCGAATGCCTCAGGCGGGATCTTGGCAATCTCCGCCTCACGCCGCAGAACGACCAAACCATTGCCCAGGAGCAGATTGGCGCGCCGCATTTTGGTGGCATAGCTGCTGAATGCGCGGTGCAGAGCGGTTTGGATTTCAGATTGGGTCATTGCCATTGGACGCGCTCCTATGCCTTGGCCAAGTCAATCGTGATATGTTCCCAGGGCGCATCGACGCTGGGCCGCTGATAGCAACGCGTATAGCTGGCGGTGCCGACAACGCGCATGGCGTCTTTGATGGCCGTCATTGCCCGTTTCCAGCGCTCATCGGTTATGTCGAGCCGCAAGAGCATCATCACCTCACCGCGATTGATCTGGCCGGGCTTCTCGGTGTTGAACGCACGGGTGACGATGGCGCGCAGCTCTGCCGGGGCATCTGCGGACCATTCGTTCAGGCATTCGTCCAATAGCTGCTTGGCCACCTGCAATTCCGGGCCAAAGTCGATCTTATCGGCGACGGAAACGGTGATTTTGAACAGACCGTCAAAAGAGGACAGGGTCATATTACCCTTAGCACCGCCAAGCTGCGCGCCGTATTCCTGAGCCAGCAGGGCCTGCAAATCGGCAACATCGCGGCCAGTATGCGCTTTGAAGCGGGCAACTTGGCTACGCAGCGGCAGGGCATAGCTGATGATCTTGCGGACGGTTTCGTCTTGGAGTTTGTCGCGGGCGTTGACCGTTTCCAGTGGCACCAATTTGCCCTTTGCGTCGGTCATGTATTTGTTGCCATTGGCCTCGACGATGCCGTCGGGAATGTCTGCTCGTTCGAGGGAGGAGGTCTGGGCTTGGGTCATTGCAATTGCTCTCTTTGTGGTGGCTTGGGTTCAAGTCGGGCTATGCGCCCTCTGGGTCCAGCACGTCAGCCAGGCTGCGCAGCACGATACCTGCGTGAACCGGATCCTTGATCATGATGGCGTCTGCGAGCACGTCGGCGGTGCCGATGGGAACGTGCGCGCCTGATACGAGGTCATTCACTGCTGCGCGCACCTTCTCAGGTTTCGGGCGGCAAAAAGGGTGCGGAGTGATCATGTTTCACCTTCTGATTTTGTAAATTTCGGGCAGGCGCGACAGGCGCGGGTCATGCGGACACGAAATGGGTTGGAATGGGACCAGGTCTCAGCGCGGCGGCGATGGTCGAGGCAAGCTGCACTCGCAATTTCCACCTGTAAGGCCGGGCATTGCACCGGTGCGTTCATGAAGACATCACGCACCGTAGATTCAATGCGGACCATATTTCCGGCATAGCGGTTGCGGATTGCTTGGCTGACGACGGTGGCACTCACGCCGAGCTGCTTTGCGACCACGTTTTGCGAAGTGCGGTCGCATTCGGCGATCAGGACGGCGACCCACTCGGGTAGGGCCTCGCCCCAACCATCTTGGGCAAGGATCAGGCGGTCGCTCATCACAGACGCCCTCCGGGTGCGTAGACGATCTTTTCGTCGTTACTGTCCACGACCACCGTCATGCTCCGTTTTACAGGGGGTAGGGGACCGCTATCTTTGATGAGCCGCAGGGGCGTTTCCTCGCCCAGACCGCGATTGTTGGCGGCGGCGCGCAGGTATCCAGCCAGCCGCAGGGTGCGGCAATAGGCCAGAATGCCTTTCTTCGATACATCAGGCCGGGCCGGTACAAGGGCCGCATATAGGTCGATGGGGCGAAAGCGCTTTTGCCGACGAATAGCCGTCCACATGATGCCTTCCAGGCTGTCGCGCTTGCTCTTGGAGCTGTCACGAACCTCACTTGGCAGCTTGGTTGTATAGAAGGTTTCCCCGTTGCCGCGCCCGAATACCCGGACGGCTTGAGCTTGCTTAAGACGCTGGAAGAACCGCGTTCTGATAGTCTCTGATGCGCAGACGTTTTTCAGATCCTTGGCAGTGAAATAGGCAAGGTCGTTGATATACTTCCAGATCTGCTTTTCTTCTGGCGAACGCGGCTCAGCACTCGGTAGCTCCAAATTGCGCGCGTCGTTTTCATTCATTGACGCGATCAACGATGCAAGACGGGCTTTGGACCGTTCTGTATCCCGTTCATGCTGGTTGCCATTGGCTTCAAACTGCCGGGCTTCTTCGGGATCGAAGACAGTATAGCAGGTGGCGTACCCGTCCTTGCCGCATTCGCGCACCACACCTTGGCGCTGGAGCGCGCGCAGGTAGTTTTGACGGGTCCACTCGCTGGCACCGCAGTAAGTTGCGACCTCTGCATGGGTGAAACGCAGGCGGGTGCTGATGTAATCAAGGATTTCCTGTTCAGCGCTGTTGTTGGCCAGTGCGTTCACCATTTCAGCCCCCGACGCGGAGCTGGGGCCTCGTTGGCCATGAACTCAATACCGCCCCATTCATCGGCTCCCATGGATTTCAGGCCAAGCTTGATAGCCTCTTCTTTGACCTGGGCAATGTTCACCACCATCAGTCGCGGGTTGCCGGTGTTGCGTTCGATGATAGACCCCAGCAGATCGTCGCGGATCTCAACGCCTGCCGCGTAGATAGTCGCCAGCAGGCGGGCGTCTTTCAGGGACGCGGGTTGCGCGGCGACGTAGCTCAACACTCGGCTGTCGATGACCGGGAATTTCTTCAATTTCTGAGGAAAGCTCTCGTTGCCAATCATAACGACCGGCGTGTCAGATCCGTCATGCAAATCACGGATCAGTTCAATGACACCGCGATTGAGCGCGTAGTCGGCTTCGTCGACAACCAATGTACGGCCATTCAACGCCAAAGCTTCGCAGGCTTGCAGGGCCATGTCTGGGATCGTCTTGTGGGCTGACACGCTCAGCTCTCCGAGCAGACGGGACAGAAGTGTTTTCTTGGTCCAGTCCGCCTGCATGGAGATATGGATCACGTCAAATTTAGACGCGCAGTAGATTGCCCCAAAGGTCTTGCCGTAGCCGGGGTGGCTATAGAAAACCGCGAGGCCGGGGACGCCAAAGGCACGATCCTGTAGCTGGTTAACCAGCGTTGCCAGTTTCGCGACATTGGTCAGCGGCTGGATGCTATTGCCAACCTCGATAAGCTGTGACATCGTTTGCTCCTACTCAATATTGACCGTCGCTTCGGGGCCAGCCGGGCGGCGGTTTTCTTATCCGGCGCTGTTGCTGCCGAAATCTCCGAAAATCGCCGAATATGCCTTGTATTCAGCGTGTTCTAAAAACCCCTCCAGCCAACCAGCTTCGGCCGCACCAACAGGTTTCCCCTGCCGCTGTCGCTGAGCGATGTCTTCGGCCTGGCGGAATCGCTCCTCGGGGCTGTTGGCAACCGAGAACCCACTGTTCTGCGGTTCTGGTTTGGCCGGGGTCTTGGCACCCATCTGCAAGATAAGTGCCTCTTGTTCGCGTTCCGCCGCCGGGTCCATGTGATCGCGGAACGTGGTGACCGCAGCGGGCTTGCGGAAAACCGGCTTCACCACCTTGGCCTCCAGATCTGCCAGAACCTCAGACGGTGGCGGAGCCGAGTTGGTCATATCAGCGGCAAGTTGTTCGACCTGGATGGGCCGTTGCAGCTCTGCCAGGGCTTTTTCCGCTTTGACGATCTGGCGGTTGCGGCGGGCTGTTGACCGCGCGCCGTCAAGATCGAAGAAACCAACCTTCTGCTGGCATTCGGCAAAGCCCAAATATTGGCCGTCAAGCGCTGAAAGATGTACGCCGCTGTGCAGGTCTTCGGGATCAAAGCGGATGATCACTTTGCGACCCGCTTCCTGGCTCATCCAATCGCAATGGTAGACATTGCCGTGGAGGGTGAGCTTGCCGCTGTCCTTGTGCAATTTCCCGTCTGCCTGGCCCATCAACCAAAGGTGCCGCTGTTCTTCGGTCGCCTTTATGATCGGCGCGGTCGCATAGCTTTCGGCGAATGTCTCATCAAAGGACCGACCGTTGGCGGTATCGGATCGGCGACCCGTGCGGGCGTTGTGTTCGGCAATACCCTCCGCCAGGACCTCCAGAAACTCAGCGGCCTTGATTGCCCGGCTGCCATAGTTTTCCGGTTTGGCATCGGGTCGGTTGCCGACGTAGGCGCCTGCAAAGCGCACATCCTTGGCCACATCACTGGCCAGATCGCGGAACGCGCGTTCAATGGGTTTCGCCTGACCGTGGGCCGGGGTGGCCCAGTGCATGTCAATGCCAAGCAAGGGTAAAACACCAATCGGATCGTCTTCCCGAACTTTGAAACGGAACCGGGTTGGCGCGCCTGCTGTCATCCATTTGTTGGCAAATTCGCGCCCGTTGTCGAACAGGCATCGTTTTGGAATGCCCCAGTTGTCGACCAATTCACCGAATGCAGCCATCACCATGACTTTGTTCGGGTCGTGGTCCACGCGCCAGGACAGGAATTTGCCGGAGTAGAGGTCTTGAAACGCCACGATTTGGGGGCGGTTGATGGTGCCGTCGGGCCATTCGACAAAGACGTCGATCTTGTGACAATCGGCGTTGACAGCTTCCAGCGCATGGAGGCTCGACCGGTCGCGAATTTGGGCGGGGTAGCAGCGCATTAGGCCATTAACGCCCTCGCGGAGATAGACTTGCGTTGTGCGTGGCACCTCGGCATCTACCCAGCGCTTTGCGGTCTTCTCAATCGGGATGGGCCATCCCGCCTGTTCGGCCTGACGCATGGACATACGGTAGCATTGCGCAAAGGTAGGGCGCTCGGGACGCAGCCAAGCGCTCTTGAGCCAATCCATAAACGGCTGATAGGCGGTGCGATCTGCCTGTTGGGTGCGTTTTTTCGGCGCCTTGGGCGCGACGAATGCAAGCCGGTCCTCTGGTGCCACACCGGCGACAAGGTCGATCCAGTTATAGATCGTCCGGGTACTGGACCCGATTTCTGCGGCGACAGTGTCGACGGCGTGGACATGGCCCGCACCGCTGGTGTGAAGCAATTCAACCTTGGTGATCGCATCTAGGCGGCGCGCGGCCTCGTCTTTGGATTTCTGGGGTAGGGCTGCATAGGAGGCCCAGGCGCTGTTGCGGTCGAGCTTTTTGACCGGGCGGCTGGCGTCATGCTTGATCAGTTTAGCACGTGCGGCCAGCGGCAGCACCGACCAATGATAGAGTAAACCACCACCGCGACCGACCTTGCGTTTGATCGCACCGGGCACGTCCCGCCAGCCTTCACGGTCGGCTTTTGCAGTCACCCCCCGTGCAGTGCCAGGAATGCCGGGCAGGCGGGCCGCAGCCAGCTCAGCCACAGACCACCATTCCTGTTTGGGCGAGACGGGCGTTG